CTTTCTATCCCATATATGCCCTCTATGTCTACCAGGTGGAACGGGGTAAACCCGTCCCAGGTAAAGGTCAATGCCACATTCTTGTCGCTTGTGCATATCACTTTAATGTCCGACACTGGATTTACCCCCTTTGCATCCTTAAAATCATGGCCCTGGTCTGTAGCCTGGTCTGTCTGCCCACCTCATAAGGACTTAACGCCTTGGGGCTTGTGATGTTCACATTCTGCACATACCCACCGCCGCCGTTCCCGGCGTTCTCCATGGCCTTATTCCTTGCGCTCCCCGTAAGCGGCGTTACAACCGCCTTTCCGTTTACCATGCTCAAAAGTTCCGGGCCGGCTTCCGCCACCATGGCCTGGCCCTCCCTCAACACGCCGCCCTTTGCCAGTCTTGGCAATGACAAGGTGCCTATCTTCCCCAGGGAAACGCCTGGTATTTCATTGATTACATCAATCACGCCGTTAATCATTCCTATGAATTTATTTACCACGCCCTCTATGGTGGAAAGGCAGCTATTGATTGCCGATTTAAAGGCATCCCCAACGGCGGAACCGATTTTCACACCCACGTCCACGAAACAGCCCTTGATTTTATCCCATAACCCGGAAAAGAAAGAAGTCACGTTGGCAAAGGCGTTCTTTATGTTGGTCCATGCGTTGTCAAACTGTGTCTTGAACCAGGCCGGGACGTTTGAAAGGGCGGTCTTTATCTCCGTCCACCTGGCACCGAACCACTGACCGATTGCCGCAAACACACGGGTCACGTTGTTGTAGGCGTTTGTAAACATGGTAAGGAACCACGTTGCCACCTGGGCCAGGGCGTTCTTTATATCGTTCCAACGTGCCCCAAACCAGGAACCTATGGCCGCAAATACACGGGTCACGTTGTTGTAGGCATTGGTGAACATGGTAAGGAACCATGTTGCCACCTGGGCCAGGGCGTTCTTTATATCCTGCCATCTGGCACCGAACCACTGACCGATTGCCTTAAATACATTCGTCACATTGGTATAGGCATTGGTGAACATAGTGAGGAACCACGCCGCCACCGTTGCCAGGGCGTTCTTTATATCGTTCCAACGTGCCCCAAACCAGGAACCTATGGCCGCAAATACACGGGTCACGTTGTTGTAGGCTTCTGTGAAACGGTCCTTGAACCACTGGCCCACGCCTTTAAAAATCGACACAATCCCGTTCCATATGTCTGAAAAGATTTTCTTTACATTAACGCCGAATCCCTCAAAAAATCCTATAATGAAATTCACCACGGCCTGGATGATATTTTTTGCAAAATCAATGGCGTTCTGCAAGGCATCCTTTATGTGTGAAAAGAATCCCTCAAAATCTCCGCTTAAAAGTGCCGTGAACGCCTGGATGATATTCGTCACGAACTCAACCACGTTCTTAATTGCTGACATGATAGGCTCCGCTGCGGTAATGATTCCGTTCACTATGGAACCGATATATGTAAGGATGAACTCAAAAACTGGCTGTAGCGCATCCAACAGCTTCATAAACGCTTGCTTTATCTGCTCTATGATGGGCTTTATCTTTACCCACATATCAGAAAATGCTTGCTTCACCTTTGCCAGGGCATTGTCCACTTTTTCCCTAAATTCATCATTCGTTTTATAGAGTGACACAAACCCTGCTGCCAGGGCGGCAATGGCGGCAATGGCGATTCCCACCGGCCCGGTAAGCATGGTAAGCACTTTGGCAATGCCGCCCCCTGCCCCCAATGCCCCTTTCAGCTTCACGGCCACGCCGATTATCTTTGAAATCCCGGTGGACATTTTTCCAAAGGCGATTAAGGTCGGTCCGATTGCCGCCACTACTGCGGCAATCTTTATGATGGTCTGTTTCTGGCTCTCGTTTAGGTTCTTGAACCAGTCCGAAAATTCCTTTATCTTATCGGTCACTTTCTTTATTGTGGGCTGCAACGTGTCAAGCAATGTCCCACCTAAATCAATGGCCGTATTTTTCAACTGATTTACAGAAATCTTTATTTTGTTGCTTGTGGTGTCCAGTTTGCCAAAGGCCGTTTCCGTGGCCCCTGCGCTGCTCCCCATCTGCTCCACGGCATCATTCAGCTTTTCCGCATTGTCCCACAACACGTTTGCCGCTTTCCCGGCTTCCGCACTTGAAAACATATTGGAAATGCTTGTGCCGCTTGCATATGCCTGTTCATCCAGGATACTTAGAACGTCTGTAAGGCTCCACCCCTGCTCCATGGCTTCCGCCATAGTAAGGCCGCCCTCCTTGATATGTGACGTTCCCTCGGCAAACGCCTTGGCCGCCGTGCTGCCCTGCTTCCCCAGTTCATTCAACATACTGTTTAAATATGTGGTGGTTTCCGCCGTTGCGATTCCGTTTGAGGTCATCACGGCATAGGCTCCGCAAAGGCTGTCCAGTTCCACGCCCTGGGACTTCGCCGTTGGTATCACCTTTCCCATTGCGCTTGACAGTTCCGCAACGGTTGTCTTGCCCAGGTTCTGTGTCTGTATCAGCATATCGGAAACGTCCGTCACCTTTTCCGCTTCCATCCCGTATGCGTTCATAATCGTGGTGAGGATGTCCAGGGCATCCCCACTTTCGGCAAATCCGGCTTTGGCAAGTTTCGTGGCATTGGAAACGAAATTGACGGCATCCCCGGTGGACTGCCCGGCAGAAATGGCGTTGTAAACATTGTCCGCAATGTCCGTGGCGGCTATCCCCGTTTCATCCGACAGATTCAAGATTGCCGCTTCCAAATCCTCTATGGGGACTTCCGTTTCATCCGCAATGGTGGAAACCTTTGCCATGGCATCTTCAAAACTGCTTGCCATGGTTCCGGCTGCCACCCCTGCCCCCGTAATGGCCGTGGTGACGGGCAACATTTTTTTGCCCAGGTTGGTTGACGTTTCCCCAATCTTCCCAAAGGCGTTCCCCACCTTTTCCAGGGTGATATTGCTCTGCCTGGCTTCCTCTTCCAACCTTTTCAATGATTGTTCGGTTGCTTCAATCTCACGTTTTAAGGCACGGTATTGTTCCTCCGAAACCTCGCCCCTTTTAAACTGTTCTTCCACCTGGGCTTCCGCCGTTTTCAGAACGTCCAGTTTTTCCTTTGTTTCACTTATGGCCTTGGAAAGAAGTTGCTGCTTTTGTGCCAGGGCTTCCGTGTTTTTGGGGTCCAGTTTCAACAGCTTTTCCACTTCTTTTAGTTCTGCCTGGGTGCTTTTTACTTTCCCCTCTACGCCGGAAAGGGCCTTTTCAAGTTTTGTCGCATCTCCGCCAATCTCGATTGTTATGCCTTGTATGTTGTTTCCGCCTTTCCTCGCCATAGCATCAGCCCCCTTTCCTCTTGAAATTCTTCCGCAAGCCCTCACGGTCCGGCTTGGTCTGCTCCATACGCCAACAGTTTTTCAGATATTCCCGGCCCTCTTCTGTCCTGGAATTTTCAAATATCATTGCTTCACGCATAAAGAAAAGATAGGTGTCAATCTCCATTTCCTGGACCGTGTATATATCCACATGGCAATAGTCCATCACCAGTTTTTCCGGGCGTGTAAGCAATGTGTACGGTATCTCTTCCCCTTTATCCTGGCGTGGATAAAAGGGAATGGTTAGTTTGGGTTCATTTTCAGTTCGTCCACAAACTCCATATAGGCTTCCAGGATTGCCGTACACTCTTCAATGTCGTAATCCTCCAGGTCCTTTTCCGTGACCCTCACCTTTGCCATATTATTGTTAAGGACCGCCGCCAACAGTCTGTAAATGGCTTCTGTGTCCTCCACTGTGGCGTTTTCCTCTTCCATGCCCTGGATTTCCTTAATGGCTTCAAAGACTTGTTTCTGCGGCATCCTCACAATGATTTTCTTTCCTTTTTCCACCACGTTCCCGTCCTTGTCCGTCTTATCTTTCAGCGTGAACGGCCAGAACGTCCTTTTCAGCTTGTTGCAATTAAATTCCTTTACTGCCATGCCCTCATTCTCCTTTCATGGAATAAGCGGCCTGGGGGCTTCTCCCTGGCCGCTCTTACGGTCTTATGCTCCGCCGCCGGGTTCCTCTTCTGTGCCTTGTCCCCCTCCGCTTTCCGGTCCTGCCGCTTCCTCTGTAACGTCCATATCCTCTTCATACAGAATAAGCGTGCCCTCCTTGTCCATGGGCTGTGCCTTGAACTCCGCATCAATGACGGTTTCGCTGTCCTTGGCAAAGGCAATGGTAAATCCGGCCTGGTTGTTTCCAACGATTGTTACCCTCACGTCCCCGTCCACCGGGTCTTTATGCACAAAATGGAGAACATACTTCTTTCCGTCCGCATTGCCGATTCCTCCAATCTTCACAATGCGTTTCTTCCTGGCCTTGTCCTCCGTGACCCTTGCCGTCTGGCATAACTTCTGTAAGGTGGTTCCGCACCAGGTCATAATCCCGGATTTAAGGGTTGCTTCCTCTTCCGTGATGATTACTTTGGAAACCTTGCCCATATCGTCCTTGGCTTCATAGAAAGAGGGCGCATACTCGATTTCTGCGCCGCCCTTGATATGCCCCAGGCGGTTTTCCTCTTTTTCCAGTTCCTCATTTGTCGGCAGTTCCTTGTCTGCCCCCATGAACTCCGTACAATACAAATCGCCGGAACCCAAAACAATGCTTTCTTTGTTCATGCTCTCTTCGCTCCTTTCGTCTTGGTAAGCAATCCCTTTACCTCATAGGCCGTTTGGAAGCACTCTTCATCCGGGATAGGGGCAAGGTACATTTCATATCCCACATCCGGGAAAATCTCTGCTTCCATCTTTCCGGCCAGGTCCTCCCGTTCTTCATCATCCGCCACGGTATACAATTCCAGGTCAAAATCCCTTGCCTTTAAATTGTTTAGGTTGTCCGCTCCCCTGCCCGTGTCATGCGGAAGCATATAGACCATATAGGGAAGCGGCGGCACCGGGTCATCAACGGTTCCCTCAAATTGGTTCTTCGCAAGCGGTATTCCGTATTTTACAGAAAATTCCTTTGCCCTCTGCACCAGTTCTTCAACCCCCACGCTATCCCCTCACTTTCTGCGCTATCTTCTGTACGGCCAGTTCCCCCAGGGTGTCATTTACGGGGTCAACGTGTTCAAATGCCCTTACCCTGCCGCCATTCCTCGATTGGTGGCCTTTTTCCAGTAAATGAATTATCTGGTAATGGTTCTTGTTATGCACGGAATAGCTGTTTATTCCCGTTATAACGGATGCCCGGCTTGTCCTCTGGTCATATGTCCAGTCCTTTGCATATCTCCCGGTCCGCTTCGTGTATGGTCCGCCTTTTTTCAATTCCCCTGCCGCCATTGCCGCCAGTTCCTCAAATGTTTCGTTTGCCGCACGCTTTACGGTATTTTCGTTCCATTCCTCCAACTGTGACATTATGGCATCCCCCAGGCCGTCAATGGATGTCCTCAATTCTTACCAACCCTTTCCCCGGCGTAAAGTTCAATCTTCCCGTCACTCTTGGGGCCGTATGTCCGATAGACGGCCAATGTCCTGCCGTCCACCATGATTTCCGTCTGCCCCTCATATTCAAATCCCCAAACCTCAACCATCATGGATGCCTTGAAACTCTTCTGTCCTGCTGCCGTAAATTCATCACGGCCTACCGGGTGTATGGTCCCATAGGCTTCCTTTTCCAGGTATTCCTTTTGGTTCTTCTTAACCAACAGCTTCACTATTGCTTCGATTGTAGCCACCGCCCTTTATTTTCGTGCAAATCATGTTATAGGATTCCATCAGCTCCTTGTGGTTGGCCGGGTGCCCAAAGTTGGCATCCGTATAGAGTAAAGCGGCTTCCACAATCAACGGGTCCTTTATGTCCTCCGGGTCTAAGTATGACGGATGCACCCCTATCCGCTTTAGGTCTGCAAGGGCAACCTCTACCAGTTGCCCCACGTCCCCGTCCAGGGCATCCTTTGACATTTTGCGAATCCTCAATTTTGCCCTGGAAATCAGTTCTTCCTTTGTCATGCCCTGCCGCCTTTCCTGCCGCCTACTTTGCCGCCGGGTTCTTTACACGGATGAATCCATTCTTGGCAACCACGTTTCCGCCCATGAACACGTCCGCCCGGTAGGCAATCTGGCCCTGCTTGAATTTATAATGCTCGGATTTCCTTGCATCAATATCACTGAAAATAGCCACCTCATAATTGGACAACGGCCCGTATGCCATGGCATATGTCCCGGCGGTGCCGCCAACCTCTCCGCAAGCGGAATTGATGATATAGGGCACTTCGTCAATAGTCCCCGTGTTGCCATGGTTCTTGATTGTGTATACCTTGCGGCCCTGCTTGTCACGCAACTTTGCGAACTTTTTAAGGTCCTTTTTGTTGAGGATAAGCACGGCAATGTCCTCCACATCTTCATCACCGCCGTAAGAATAAATGATTTCATCCAGGGTCCCGTCATCAATGGCCGTAATCGTGGCAATGTCCGTGGCCGGGTCAATCACCTGTTCTTTTTCCTCTGTGGGGTTGTAGAAGATGCCACGGAACTTTCCAGTGCCGCCCGGCCCCACTAAAATCTGTCTGGAAGCGTAACGCTTGATTGCACGGGTCACGCTGTCCTCCACCACGGCATC